TATTTTTAAAGTATACAAGCAAAAAGAATTATTAGAAGACGCAATTATTATATATCGTGTACAACGTGCTCCAGAGCGCAGAGTATTCTATGTTGATGTGGGCAACATGCCATCACACCTTGCTATGCAATTTGTAGAGCGTGTAAAAACGGAAATACATCAAAGACGTATCCCATCTAAGACAGGGGGTGGTCAAAATGTTGTAGACAGTTCATATAATCCGCTGTCAATCAACGAAGATTACTTTTTCCCACAAACAGCAGAAGGGCGTGGTTCAAAAGTTGAAACATTACCAGGCGGAACTAACCTAGGAGAAATTGATGACCTTAGATATTTTACTAATAAGCTCGTACGCGGTTTACGAATACCTTCCAGCTATTTGCCTACGGGTGCTGATGATGGAGCAAGTTCATTCCAAGATGGAAGAGTTGGTACAGCATACATACAAGAATTAAGATTTAATAATTATTGTGAAAGACTCCAAGGATTAATTACTGAACAATTTAATCAAGACTTTAAACGTTACTTATTAGAAGTTGGTGTTAATATTGATACAGCAATGTTTGATATTGAATTCCAAGAGCCACAAAACTTTGCGGCATACAGACAATCAGAACTTGATAATGCACGTATACCAAGTTTTGGACAAATACAACAAGTACCATTTATATCAAACCGCTTTGCAATGAAACGCTTCTTAGGCATGAGCCCAGAAGAGATTGCAGAGAACGAGCGCATGTGGCGTGAAGAAAATGATGAAATGATAACAACACCAGAAGCTGATGCTTCGGGTGAAATGCGTGGCGCAGGCATTAGTGGTGCAGGCATTAGTGCAGATTTAGATGGAGCAGAGGATATATCATTAGATGGTGAAGAACCAGAAGTAGGCACAGAAGCATCGCCACCTGACACAACAACAGGTGCTGCGATTGGCGGAGCGCCAGCAACTGACCAAACGATATAAATACTTACATGATACTAAGAGAACTTTTTTATTACGACAAAGAAACACTTGAGCCTACTGAGAACGATCAGTACGATCCTCAGTATGACGATTCTATTGTTGATGCAAGCGACACAAGAAAAACTAGACTAACATTGCGTCAAATTAATCGAACTAGGAAAGCAGCGGAAGTACACACTAAAGAACAAGCTAATGAACTTGACTTTGTAAGACAAATGTACGGAATATCAGCACAAGCAGAAGCAATGGCGTAAATGCCTAAGTTAGATAAGTCTCTTTACACTAAATTACAGATACAACAATTATTAGCCGAACGCAGATTAGAAAAGCAGCAAGCTAAACCTTTCAATCCTCAACCAATTGACACAACTAAAGAAAGAGATATCTCTTTGTTTAGAACCGCATTTGTATTAGGCAATGGTATTAGTAGGAAATCAATTGATATTACGTCTTTAGAGCCACATGGCATGATATACGGTTGTAATGCATTGTACAGAGAATATAATCCAGACTATCTTGTTGCTGTTGATGTAAAGATGATACTTGAAATATCATCAACTGGATATCAGAATACACATAATGTTTGGACTAATCCAAACAAAGCATATAAAAGCATTAAAAATTTAAATCTATTTCAACCTAGCAAAGGTTGGTCAAGTGGTCCAACAGCATTGCATTTAGCATCTAGACACGATTATAATAAAATCTTTATATTAGGGTTTGACTATAAAGGATTAAATGACGGACGCCACGTAAACAACATATATTCAGATAGTAATAATTATAAGAAATCATCTGACGGCGCAACATATTTTGGCAATTGGCTTAAACAAACATCGAATATTCTTAAAGAAAATCCAAAAACTACCTTTATTAGAGTAATAGCAACAGATAATTATAAACCTGCAGAACTAAATAAATTTAGTAATATAAAGCACATTACTATTGAAGAGTTTAAAAAAATGTACCACATATCTTAGGGGCTATGCCAAATGGCGCAATTTTTGCCTGTTTCTCCTACCTTTTTATCCCATTGACTAAATACAAATGACAGCCTTACCATAGGTATTACATTTATTAGGAGAGAATTATGTCAAATATCAAAAAATTTGAAGAAATGCTTGATCGTCTTGTTAATGAAGACAAAGAAGGTGCTCAAGAACTATTCCACGAGATTGTAGTAGAAAAATCACGTGATATATACGAATCATTATTAGAAAACGATCTAGACGACGAAGAAGTCGACGAAGCAACTGATGAAGAAGTTGAAGAGTCAGATGACGAAGATCTAGATGAAGCAGATGACGAAGAAGTTGAAGAGTCAGATGACGAAGAATTAGACGAAGACTTTAACCTAGATGAGTTTGAAGTAGAAGCAGACCCAATGGCAGCTATGGGCGGAGACGCAGGCGATGACATGATGGGTGATGTTGAAATGCCAGCACCGGACGCAATGGACGGCGGCGAAGAAGGCGAAGAAGAATTAGAAGACCGTGTTATGGATCTTGAAGATGCACTAGACGACCTAAAAGCAGAATTTGACAAAATGATGTCAGACGAAGATGGCGAAGGCGGCGAAGGCGATGACGCAATGGACATGGACATGGACATGGACGCTCCAGCAGACGATGAAGCTGGTGACGACGATGAAGAAGCAGAAGAAGCATATGCTTTTGAAGCTGACGAAGATGAAGTTGAAGAAGGAACGAAAGAACCAAAATCAGCTACAGAGCAGATGCGTGAATATGTTGAAAAAGTTGGTGGTGATAACTACAAAGACTTTGGCAAAATGGGTGACAACGGTGCAAACACTAAGTCAACTGTTGCTGCTAAAAACGACATGGGCGGAACTGCATCAAACTTAGTATCAGGCGGTGAAGCAACATCTGGCAACCATGCTGGATTAGCAGACATTAATGCAAAAGAAGAAAATGCAGGAAATGTAAACACTCCGGGTGCTAAAGGTGCTACCAAAATGGCTGGCACAAAGGGCCATGGCGCAGAGAAAAAAGGCGCAGGCGAAACAGCTGCAAATACAAAAAGTATTACTAGCTAAAAAGGAAAAAAGATGTTTAACTTACGAGAGCATTTGACATATGATCAAGCAAATATTACGCTTGAATCAACGGACAAACCCGACGGTGGTAAAGACCTTTATATGAAGGGAATTATGATCCAAGGTGGTGTTAAAAACGCTAATCAGCGAGTATATCCTGTGAATGAAATTGGCAGGGCTGTCAAAACTCTCAATGATCAAATTAGTGGAGGATACAGTGTTCTCGGAGAAGTTGATCATCCGGAAGGCCTTAATATTAACTTAGATCGTGTAAGCCATATGATCAGCGATTGCTGGATGGATGGCCCAAATGGTTACGGTAAATTAAAACTACTACCTACTCCAATGGGAGAGTTAGTTAAGACTATGCTAGAGTCTGGCGTCAAACTTGGCGTCAGCTCTAGAGGTTCAGGAAATGTTTTAGAAGGAAGCGGCGAGGTTTCCGACTTTGAAATAATCACTGTGGACGTTGTGGCACAACCCAGCGCACCAGGTGCATACCCTACTCCAGTATATGAGCATTTAATGAATGCCCGTGGCGGAATGAAGGCATACGAACTCGCACAGGCAACAAAAGAAGACCCAAAGGCACAAAAATACTTAAAAGAATCTCTGGTTAATATAATCAGTAGACTCCAATAAAAGGAGAACATAATATGTTGGATGCACTTAAAACACTTTTTGAAAACGATGTAGTTTCTGAAGAGGTGCGCCGCGAAATTGAAGAAGCGTGGGAAGGCAAGATTAAAGAAAATCGTGTCTCAGCTACAGCTGAACTTCGTGAAGAATTTGCTAAAAAATATGAACATGATAAATCTGTAATGGTTGAGTCAATTGACAAACTATTAGAGGAGCGTCTTGCTTCAGAACTTCAAGAGTTTGCAGAAGATCGCAAACAACTAGCAGAAGCTAAAGCAAAATATGCAGTAGCACAGCGTGAAAACGCAGGACTAATGCAGAAATTTGTAATGGAAACGCTAGGTAAAGAAGTTAGTGAATTACACGAAGATCAAAAAGCTATGGCTGATAAGTTTTCACAACTTGAAGAATTTGTGGTAGAATCACTAGCATCAGAAATATCCGAGTTTTATGAAGATAAAAAAGACCTAGCTGAAACCAAGGTTAAACTTGTAAAAGAAGCTAAAAATAAATTTGCAACAGTCAAATCTGACTTTCTTGCAAAAAGTGCGGCATTAGTATCCGAAACAGTTGGCAAAACTCTTACTAAAGAGATAAGTCAACTTAAAGAAGATATCGAAGCAGCACGTACTAATGACTTTGGCCGCAAGCTATTTGAAGCATTTGCTTCTGAATATGCTGGTAGCTATCTCAATGAGAAGTCAGAAACTGCACAACTCTTAAAAGTTGTAAAACTTAAAGATAAGCAGATTGCGGAAGCAAAAACACTAGCCGTTAAGGCTAAGAACTTAGCAGAAACAGCAACTAATGAGAAATCAGTACTTGTTGAATCAGCTAAAAGAGAAAAAATAATTAACAATTTGGTATCGCCTTTAGGCTCAAACCAAAAAGAGATTATGACAGACTTACTGGAATCAGTACAAACTGCACGTTTACAAGCACAGTTTGACAAATACTTACCATCCGTTATTGACGGCAATACTCCGGCTAAGAAGAAGGCAGTCCTATCAGAGGCAAAATCAATTACAGGCAATAAAGAAGAAACTAACGTTAGTTCAACCAAGCAAGACGCAGACAACAATGTTGTTGATATAAAGCGTTTAGCTGGATTATAAAGGAGATACCAAAATGTCAGAACTATTAGAAGGACGCTGGCAGGACACCAAATCAGCTCTAGTCGAAGGCCTAACAGGCACAAGAAAAGCTGTGATGGAAAGCACACTGGAAAATACTCGTAAGTATTTGTCAGAATCCGCAACCGCGGGTGCTACTTCTGCCGGTAATGTTGCAACTCTTAACAGAGTTATTTTACCAGTCATTAGACGTGTTATGCCAACAGTGATCGCAAACGATCTTGTAGGTGTACAGCCAATGACAGGTCCTGTGGGTCAAATCCACACACTACGTGTTCGTTATTCGGACACAGCAAACGGTGCTACAGCAGGCGAAGAGGCTCTAAGCCCATTCAAAATCGCTGAAGCATATTCAGGTAATGCAAACGGAAGAGCTGATTCAACAGCTACGCTAGAAGGCGCAGCTGGTAATAAATTAAGCATCCAAATCTTGAAGCAAACTGTTGAAGCTAAAACTCGTAAACTAAGCGCTCGTTGGACTTTTGAGTCTGCACAAGACGCTCAGTCACAGCACGGCATCGACGTTGAAGCAGAAATTATGGCTGCTTTGGCTCAAGAGATTACAGCTGAAATTGACCAAGAAGTACTAGCAAGCCTACGTGGCCTAGCAGGTACATACGAAACTTATAACCAAGCTGCTGTATCAGGTACAGCTACATTTGTTGGTGACGAGCATGCTGCATTAGCTGTTCAAATCAACCGTGTTGCTAACTTGATTGCACAACGCACACGTCGTGGTGCAGGTAACTGGGCTGTTGTATCGCCATTCGCGTTAACAATCCTACAATCTGCTACAACTTCAGCGTTTGCACGTACAACAGAAGGTACTTTTGAAGCTCCAACTAACACTAAGATGGTTGGTACTTTGAACAATGCTATGAAAGTATATGTTGATTCATATGCGGCTGATAGCACAGCGGTACTAGTTGGTTACAAAGGTTCAAGCGAATCAGATGCAGCGGCATTTTATTGCCCATACATCCCGCTAATGAGCTCAGGCGTTGTGCTTGACCCAGACACATTCGAACCAGTTGTGAGTTTCATGACACGTTACGGATATGTTGAGTTGTCAAACACAGCTTCGTCGCTTGGTAACGCAGCTGATTACTTAGGTGAAGTTGGAATTACTGACGGAAACGTTAGCTTCCAGTAAGTTGCTTTAGTGTAACATGCAAGATTAAAATAGGCTCTTCGGAGCCTATTTTTTTGACTAAAGAAAATAAAAGTCTTAGTATTAATTTGTTAAGGCTTTTTATCCTTTAGATAAATACATATGTCAAATAGTGTGCCGCAAGGCGGACTTATGCTGTACCCACAGCGTACCGGATAGAACCCGGATAGGACTACTTTTTATAGGAGAAAAAAAATGGGAAGACCACTAAATAAAAGATTGATGGGAGCACCTACAGCAGGCGGATCTGAGATCAAAGTAAACTTTCATAACGGCACAGCAGTTAAAGAAGGTTATATCGTAAAGCAAAAAGCATCTAAGAAATTTGTATGTGAAGAAATTGAAACAGCAGGTGAATTTACTTGTACACTAACAACTGGTAAATTACCAGCGGCATTAGCTGTAGGTGAAATGGCTATTTCATTCAAAATGGACGACGAAGAAACATACACAGTAAGTAAAATTGCTGGACGTAAAGCTACTTTGTCAGCACCAAGTGCAACAGGTAATAATACCTATGACGGCAAAAGTGTTCCATGGAACTTTGCAACATCACTAGTAGATGGTGCAGCACAAGTTGAAGAAGCAGGCGACCAAAATACATTAGTCGGAACTGATGACGACGACTTCACTGAAGACGCATAAGGACTAATTTAAATGTATAAACCACAAAATGTTTTTTGGAATTTTTATAATCTTCTAAAAGATCTTGTGGTTTCGATAAAAATTGGTAGCTCTAAGGCAGTAACTTTTGGTTCTGTCTTAGAGCAAATCAGTGATAATAAATTTAAAGTCCAAGATGATGAAGGAAACCAAGGGGTGTGTGAACTAGTTAATAAGCCTACAAAGGATCTAAACGATAATGAAATGTCGTTATCAGCCTTTGTAATGCAAAGTTTAAGTGTTGTTTACATTTCATCAATTGTTGATAAAATCATGATAGATTTTAACGAGCAAAAATACAATTGGAATATACACAATGATTCAACTGCAAATGTATTAATGATTGACAGGATAACAGATGGCTAAAATAGTAAGAACCACCGACAACGATTATAGAATAATTGTAGCCCAAGCTGGAACAATATACCTTGATACAACTGGTGCTACATATGATGGCTCGGGTAAAGTTGTAGTTAGAGGCGATCTTGAAGTTAAAGGCGATACAACTACAATTAGCTCAACCATATCAACAATATCTGATAATATACTTTTATTAAGTGAAGGTAATCCAGGTCCAGGATTACCATCTAGCCTTGATAGACCATATTCAAGTGGTATTGAAGTTAGTAGAGGTTCAGATAGCGGCGGACACGCAATTGGTAATGCACGATGGGTTTATGATGATAACATATCATGGGCATTAGGCGGAAATACTGGAAAAGGATCATGGGTAGCTACACAAGGCGACTTAGGATCTGAAACTGTATTACCATTAAGAACAGACGGAATTATTGCAAGTGGAAGTTTGTATGTCACAGTTACAGGTATAGCAGGAGTTATATCAGTTACTGGTACTAATGACTACGAAGAAAGAATTTGGAACTATGTTGGCGGCGAGATTACTCCAGACGCGGTAACTGGAAATATAACTAAAGATGACGACAATATACCTAACACAAAAGCTGTACGTGATCTAGTTGATTACAGCATTAGCAGTGTTGAAATTGATAAAATTCAAGAAGACAATTCTAGTATTACAATTAACGATAAGAATAACACTATTTCATTAATATACGAAATAGGGTCAAGTACTATTATACAAACATCAGGAACACACGGTTATTCATTAAATGATGCAATTTTAATCACAGGTATTCAATCGTCACCGAGTGATGCTCTTATAGACGGACTTATCGGTTCGCATACAGTAACTGGTATTCCGGCACCAAATAGAATTCAAATAAACAAATCTACTACCGGCGGCGATGCTGCTAACTATGTAGCACTATCGGGTAAAACAATAACTGATTCAAATATTGATCCTACTACAATTACTGTTACTGTAGACGGAAGTGAAATTGCTAACTTTTATTCTAATCGTATAGAACTATCAGATATACAGATTCTTGGAACAGAAATTTCTACTTACAACAGTAATGACGATCTTATACTTTCCGCACCAGGATCTGGCGTTGTAAGAGTTAAAGATACTTTTGAATTAACAAAAACACCAGGGGATGACGAAGGATCTGTATTTGATCCATCTGCACCAGTTGAAGGCATTAAGATATATAGCAAAACGCCTGAACAAGGTGCAACTGGTTTGTTCTTCATTAATGAAGAAAGTCGTAGAGACGAAATAATAAGTAAGAATAGAGCATTACTATTTGGTATGCTATTTTAAGGAAAAACACATGGCCATTATACAATCAACACTAACAACGGCACAACTAAACTTGCTTACTGTGCCGGCAGGAAAAACACAAGCAATTACTAATATTGTTGTATGTAATACTTTTAGTCCATTCGGTGCTAGTCCTGCAACAAGAGAAGCAGCATTTACGATGTATATTGTTAAGGCTGTAGATGCAAATACTCCAGGAGCAATTGGAGATGCATCAACTGTTGTAAAAGATTTAGTTTTACCTGCAGGCGAAACATTTACATTTGACTCTGAACGTATAGTATTAGAAGCCAATGATATGATTAGCTTTGAGACACAACTTACATCAGGAGCAGGAGCAACTGATTTATCAGCTACAGTGAGCTATTTGGAAGTATAACAAATGAGATTATTAAAAGCGCAAAATACAAACCTACGAAACATTTATGGTAAAGGTGTTAAGTACGATGTTAACGATCAAGTCATTGTTGATAGTAACAATGTAATGCTTGTGCCTAAAGGTACAACAGCACAGAGACCTACTACACCAACAAGTGGTCATTTGCGTTATAATACATCTGTTAATGAATTAGAAATATATTCAGAAAGCGAATGGCGTAGTGTTAGGTACAAAGAACCTAATAACGACCCTGGAATTATTCAACAGGAACTAGGACTAGGGGACGATGTAGAAACTTTCTTTGGACCATTAGACAGCCAAGATCCAAATACAGATTATACTGTACCAAATGCTGCACAAAATATATTTGTTTATGTTGAAAACGTATGGCAACGTGCAGGTGCTGGTAATAACTACGTTTTAACAGTAAACCCATCAGGAAAAACACCAGGAACATATATTGAATTTTCATCTGCCCCACCGTCAGCTGGCGGCGGCGGTGACCCTGTTAAAATAACAGCCCTACATAACTTCGACAAGTAAATTCAATAAATACTGTGTCAAGGAGATTAACAAGTGGCACAAGTAGGTAGAATATCCGGTCCATTATTACAAGATAACTTATTACGTAACGGTAGTAATTTAGCATTTCGTAATGATTTAAACACAACACAATTATTGTTAGTAGATGTTAATACTGGACGTATTGGCATTAATACTGCCACTCCTAACTTTGAATTAGAAGTAGTTAGCACTACACAAACAACTAATCTTAGAGTTTCTCAAACTACAACACTTCCAGAATATACAATAAGTGATTCAACAATTAGTCGCTTTGGTGACATTAATTTAAACGCCGGTGAAGCTATTGTTATGGCTGCTATGGAAAATGGTACTATCCGTATTGACGATAACATAATCAGTACAATTGATTCAAACGCAAATATTGACCTTAGTAGTAACGCACCAGCGCCAATGCCAACTGACGATGAGTTACTGAACGGTTTATTAGAAACATCAAGTGGTGTTACAAGTGATCCGTTATATCCATTTTTTACTGAAGTAGTTAATGGGTTTGCTCGAGGCGACATTAATAATGATGGCGATATTGATATCAACGATGTTATGGGATTCCTGTCACATATAAGGGGACTATCAGTTAACACTTGGGTCGTAGACAATATTATTAACAATACTGTTTTTCCTGCAACAAGACCAACAACTGAAATATTTAATGGACTAGAAGTTTTTGGCAATTTATATACACCGGGTAATATTACGTTTGACGGTAGTATTACACTAGGTGACAACATTGATCAAGACACTGTAACATTTGGATCAGAAATTACATCAAGTATTATACCAGACCAAAATGATACATACAATCTTGGTAGTCAAGATAAACAATGGCAGTATCTTTATACTAATCTTATAAACGGCACAGACGCATCAACTGATGAATTAAATGTTGGCCTTGTTAATATTAACTTACGTTATGGTGGTACACTATATGTTGCACCTAACGGCAATGATTCTAACAGCGGCGATCATATGTTTGGACCGTTTGCAACTATAAAACGTGCATTAGAAGCTGCAGATGCAAGTGGCGCACAACCAGTAACAATAAGAATTGCTGCAGGTACATATCAAGAAATATGTCCCCTAGTTATTCCATATAATGTATCTATTATAGGTGATGACTTACGTAATGTTATTGTTACGCCTACTGTTGCAACGCAGAGTAAAGATATCTTTCATATGAATGACAGTACAACTGTTAGTGATTTAACACTTAAAGATTATTACTATAATAGTACAGATAATACAGGCTATGCGTTTAGATTTGCACCTAATGCTGTAATGAACGATCGTTCTCCGTATATACAGAATATAACAGCACTTACACAAGGTACACCTATTACAGTAACAGCAAGTTCTACTTTTTCAGTAAACTCACAAGAAACACATCCACGAGGTATAACGTTTAATAATGACGGGACAAAAATGTTTATTGTCGGTGAAA